GAATGGAGTTTTGCATGACCATGAACAACCCGGCTTGGCTGGGTCAATTGTTGCGGAACGGAACAATCAAGACGGCTGACGTCGGCTATGCGCACGTCGCACCGTTGTACCGTGCGGTCGAACTGCGAGCCGATGCAATCAGCTCCGTGCCGTATCGTTTGCTTCGGAACGGTGTCGAAGTAGAGTGGCCGTGGAAGAAGAATTTCTCACGGCTCTTGGCAGCGACGGAGCGCAGTTTGCTTGTGACCGGCGCAGCGTATTGGGTGCGCATCGTCAAGGGTCGCACGTTGGTTGGCTTCGAAGCGCTCAACCCAACGACGGTGAACTACGCATACAATCCCAACCTTGGCACGCTAGAGAATCCCTACTTGGGGCTCACGTTTAACCAAGTCATTGGCGGCAAGATGTACGGGCCATGGACGCTCGAAGAGATTGTCTACTTCCGTGAGAACTCATTCACCGACGACGTCGGCCCGGGCTTGGCACCTGCGCAGGTCGCTATGCAGAATGCGCAGTTGTCCTACAATCTCGACCGCTTCACTTCGATGTTCTTCGAAGGTGGCGCGCAACCGGTGACGGTGATGAACCTCCCCGACTCGATGGACGACTCAGAGTTCAAGCGGATGGGCGCAGAGATTAACCAACGCGGAAGCGGTGTGTTGAACGCGTTCAAATGGATATTTGTCCGAGCGCAAGAGTTGAAGGTACAGAAGATTACACCGGACATCAACACCTTGATGATGCCGGAGTTAGCAGAGCGCACGCTCAAACAAATCGCCATGACCATGGGCGTACCGCTGACCATGCTTGAAGCATCGGCGGCGAACTATGCGACGGCGGATTCGGATCGTCAATCGTTTTGGCGTGAGACCGTGATACCTCGGTTGCCGAAGTTGGCCGACGTTATGAACGAGCAACTACTCGGGCCGTTGAAGTATGAGATTCAGTTCATGCCGGAGCAACTCGACGTGATGCAAGCGGACGAAGCACAGCGCTCAGGCTCTTTGCTTCAACTGACACAAGCGGGCGTACCGCTTCGGGCCGCGATGCAGATACTTGGCTATGACAACATTGCAGATATTGTCCTTCCCGGCGATTTAGCAGCACCGGAGTCTACGCCAGTTGAAGCGCCAACGGAGGAAGGCACCGCAGCACCGTCGGACATGGCGAACACATCCAAAGCCGTAGCCAATGAATGGTCGCTGTTGTCAAAAAAAATAGAGCGCAGAATTAAGAGCGGACGAGACCCACGCACCTCGTTTGATTCTGCGCTGATACCCGCTGACCACGTCGATGCCGTGATGGCGCACTGCTACAAAGGCATGACCGTAGCAGACGTGCACGACGTCATCCACGCAGTCAAGGCACCAGTTGACGACATGACACCGGATGAACTGCGCATCTATAACCGCATCATCAAAGAGATGAGAGCAAAGGGTGAGCAATGGGCCAAGGACATCGTCAACGAGCGCGATCCGGAAACATCGTTGCGCGAAGTTATCAAACCGGTCTTGGATTCAGAACTGGGCACGACGATGGGCAAGCGCATTGACCGGCTCGGTACTGAGTTTAGCATCCCGATGGACACCGGCGACCAGTCGCGGTATATCCAAGATTGGTTGCTCGATTACACACCGAAGACAACCAAGCTCATCGATGACACGACGGCGAACCGCATCAAGCCGATTATTGAGATGTTCCGCACAACCCCGGGCATGACGATACAGGACATCACGGCTGCGGTGTTGCCACTGAGCGACCCGACGCGGGCCAAAATGATAGCCATCACTGAGACGACGCGCGCAGCATCGCAGGCAACGACGTCGTATAAGGATTATCTCAGGGAACGCGGCGTCAACATGGTGCGGGTGTGGAATACCGATGCGGACGAGTTAGTTTGCGCAATCTGCACAGGCAAAATCTACGGTGTTGAGTTGAATGGACTGACTGAAGACAAGTGGCCTGCTGAGGTTGCGGCGGGGCCACCAGCGCACGTCAATTGTCGCTGTGACACGTCGCTGCGGTTGGTGCGCTGATGGCAAACAGCATCACCGTAGAAATCCTTGGACGCATCGGCGAGGCGCAAATTGGCGAGATGATACGCACCGTCACGCTGGGCTATGCGGTGTCGGTTGTCGACGAAATCAACAGCAACAAACCACCAAAACCGCAGCCGGGTTCTATGAAGTTTAAGTCAGAGAAGCAACGGCGCTTCGTAATGGCGAACATACAACGCGGCGCAATTACGGTGCCGTATGTCCGTGGCACGGGGTCTGGGCTCAAGGGGAGCGAGGCGCTCAACCGTTCATACATTGTCGATTTGCAAGGCGATGAGGCGGTGCTGAAGAGCGCAGCATCGTATGCCAAGTACGTGGTCGGCAATGAACAAGCGGAAATTCATAAAGGGCGTTGGGTAACGGTGAACGAAGCTTCTGACACGGTACAAGGCAACGGCACACTCGCGACGCTCGTCGCGCAAGCAATGGAGAAACTTTGATGCCGTATCATGTTGTATCTGCAAATGGGCAGTATTGTGTGTTCAAAGATGGCGAACCCGAAGCATTGCAATGCTATCAAAGCATGGACGAAGCGCTCGCATATCTGACCGCACTCAATATTGCAACATCAGACGAAACCAAAGCGACGTACATCGCACCGCAGGCGGTCGCCGACAATGCACAGCGTGCGCTCGATGTGCGTGCAGAGAAGCCACCGAGTCAGCAGGGCATGACTTCGGTCGGCTTGGCGCGTGCGAACCAACTGGCCAACCGTGAGCCGGTCAGTTTCGAGACGGTGCGACGCATGGTTGCATACTTCGACCGTCACGAGATTGACAAAGAGGGTGCGACGTGGGACGAGCAAGGCAAAGGGTGGCAAGCTTGGTACGGTTGGGGCGGCGATGAAGGGCGCGCGTGGGCGCGTCGTATTGTAGAGGAGAACAGCATGAGCACCAAAGCATCACGTCGACATTCAGAGAGCGACATGGAAGCGCTCCGTATGGCTGCGTATCACAACAAGGAAACAATGAAGGCACTGCGCACCGTTGGCTATGACGGCATGAAACCGAAGAGCGCCACGAAGGCAATCGACGAATCCGACATTTTGAACGAGCGCCAACTCGCCATGTACGACACATACGAGAGCATCGTCGAAGAGTACGGTGTTTTCGACAAAGGCATCGGCGCAAACGGTGCGCATTACATCGGCGCAGAAGGCAACCCATTTGCATCCGAAGGCATGGCGTGCAAGAACTGCGTGTTCTACCTCGCCAACCGGTGCGAGATCGTCGAAGGCGACATCGAAGAAGACGCACTGTGTAAGCTCTGGATTATTCCCGAGTCCGCACTGATTGCCGAAGCACCAGTCGAAGAAGAAGCCGAAGAAGAGACCGAAGAGATGGCCGAAGAGATGGCCGAAGAAGCCGTCGCAGAGGTTGAAGAGCCGGTCGAAGAGGCCGTCGCATCGGCGCACATGGACGACGAAGACAAAGCCCTTGACAACACCGCGACAATGAACGAAGAAGCAACAAAGCGCTTCGCACGTCGATTGCTGGGGGTCAAATGAAGTCAACACCACACGCTATTAAAGCCGTCGCACCGTTCACCCTTAAGGGCACCGGTGTTGTCTACGGTGGCGAGGATTTGACCGGCGACCGATTCAGCAAAGATACCGACTTCGGCGGTACTCGTCCCTTCGTTGGGATGCCTGTCTACTACGACCACGCACTTGGCGGCATCAAGTCGCAAATCGGCACGGTCAAGGTTTGGACACCGACTGACACCGGCATCGACGTGCAAATCGAACTTGACCGCAGGCACAAGTACGCAGCCGACGTCATGAAGCTCGCGGAGCAAGGCGCTCTCGGTCTCTCGACCGGCGCATTGCCTCACCTCGTTGAGCGCGTCGACGGCGAAATCAAGCGCTGGGTAGTCGGTGAAATCTCATTGACGCCAACCCCAGCGGAGCCTCGAACCACTACCGAAGTCTCGACCAAGGGAACCACTGTGCGCACTGCGGCAGCGAACACCGGTCATGACGATATCAAAACCGCAGTATCTACAGAGGACACACACAACACCATGGAAAACATCAAGGACGCAGTCAAGGCTGCAATCAGCGAGCTCGCAGGCGAACCCGTAGCAGGCGGCACGATCCACAGCGCACCAGCAATGAAGGCCGCACCAGCTGCGGTCGAATCAGTGAGCCCATTTGACACCAACGAGTACCATCAGGCGTACAAGTCGTTCATGCGTGGCAGCGACGATGCATCGGTGATGAACACCCTGCACAACGCGAAGAAGTCAGCAACGAAGACACTGACCGAAGCAACAAACAACGACGGCGGTTTCACCGTTCCAACGACCATCAACCGCACCATCACGGCACGCCGTGACGAACTCTCGTTCTTGGGTCAAATTGGTTTCACTCGTGTCACCACGGAATCTTGGAAGCACATTATGCCTGCGCAGAGCACCAAGGCAACCCCGGGGATTGTTGCCGAAGGCGTGACCGCAACAGCCAGCGAGCCAAACCTCGCCAACTCCAAGACCATCCAACTCTACAAAGACACTCTTGAGTTCGCTTTGTCGGATGAGTTGATGGCCGACACGTCGTCGAACCTCGAAGAGTTCCTGCAGAACGAAATCGCACGAGCGATGGCAGTCAGCGCCAACAACTACATCGTCAACGGTTCCGGTTCTTCGCAGCCGTACGGTTTGCTTACCCGGGTAACGAACACCTTCGCATTCAGCGCAACGGCAATCACCAACGCGCAGATTGTCGGGCTTAGCACCGACGTTGCAGGCGAATACCTGACCAACGGCGAGACTGGCTTCATCATGCAGAACTCCACTTGGGGCGCATTGAAGACCCTCGACCTGACCAACTACAACCGCATCACGGACACCGTGAACGGTCAGCGCACCGTCGAAGGTTGGCCGGTAATGTTGTCTGCGCAAATCCCAGCGATTGCCACGACCAACAAGTCGATTATCTTCGGTAACTACTCGTTCTACGCATTCGTAGAGCGCGCAAGCGGTGTCCAGATCGAGCGATGGCGCGACGTGCGCAAGGGCTTGACCTACATCGTCGCTTCATGGCGCTACGGTGGCGACGTGACCCAAATCGAAGCCTTCGCAGTCGGCGTCCACGCTTAGTCAATCAGGGAGGTGTCAAGGATTCCTTGACACCTCCCTACCAAACGGAGACCCCACATGAAAGTACAAATGTTATCCGGCATCGTATTCCGTGACGCAGCCACCAAGGCCTGCACCACGTACCAAGCCGGGGATATCATCGAAGTCAGCGACGTTGATGCAAAGATTCTCATTGACGAAGGCTCAGCCGTCGCAGTGGAATCAGAGCCAGTCGAGAAGCCGAAGCGCACCACGAAGGTAGTCTAAATGCCATACGCAACCGCAGCGGATTTGCGTGCGTACATCGGCGCAACCGCAACGACGGACGACACACAACTTGGCAATGCGGTGACCCGTGCGCAGACCGAAATAGAGCGACAGACGCACCGAGTCTTCGAAGCGGCCGCAGACACGACGCGGTATTACACACCGTTGTACCGTCGCGAAGTGTTGGGCGATCTCGAGGACGACGGGCGCACCTTGTGGCTCGGTGCTGACCTGTGCGCCATCACGTCGATAACCAACGGCAACGGCACCGCGGTTTCACTGTCCGACGTCGTGACCATCGATATCAACGTCAAACCATGGTACGCAATCCGACTGAAAGACAACGCAAACATTGAGTGGACATTTACCGGTACGCCGGAATACTCCATCTCGGTCGTCGGTCGCTTCGCATACTCTACAACGCCACCAGCGGACATCGTAAGCGCCACGTTGATGCTCGGGGCATATCTGTACCGAAGACGCGAAGGCGGCCCGGATACAGACCGCAACATCATCAGCGCAGACGGCGTGCTCATGGCTCCGGCACGGTTTCCGACCGATGTATCAACCATCATCAAGAAATACGTGAGGCACTCGTAATGTCACAACTCGACAGCATCCTTGACGCGGTCGAGGCAATGACGGTCAGCGGTGTGACCACGGTATACCGCGGGTCATCGCTGAAAGACTCCGCAGAAATTGCGGACATTCCCATGCGTATCATCAGCGCCATCGGCATGAGTTCCGCACGGGTGCAAACCAAGACGCTCGGCGGCTCTGGACACGTGATGATGGCGGAGTGGACAATCACTGACCTTGCACTACTCCGCTCAGCGGGGATGGGACTTGGTTTGTCCGACGTTGCGCCAAACGTTGAATCGTACTTGGCTGCGTATCACGACGCAGTCAAAACATTGACGGCGCCATCGTGGGCAGTTGTTGACCTTCGGTGTCGTGCGCAGGTCTTGGAGTTCCCAGCGGCTTCGGGCCGTAACTATGACGCCGTCGTGGCGACCCTTGTATTCCGTGAGATTAACCAATAGGAGACTAGACCATGCCACAAACCACAGCCGCAGTCAACGGCGTTGCTTCAACGGTAAGCATCAAAGTCGGCGCTGGGTCGTACGTCGATATCAGCGGAGCCACGCAGAGCGTCGACGCTGCAACCGCTACAGTGATGAACTCCGACACCTACACCTTGGACGGTGCCGGAGCCATCATTCTCTTGGGCAAGTACGAGCCAGTCGACGTCACCGTCAACATCTTGTACACCGAGACCATTACCACAGAGCCGTTCATGGTTGCGCAGGGTGCCTTCGCAGCGAAGAGCGCAGTGCAAATCAAGTGGCTTCCACGTGGCGCAGCCTCCGGAGCCAACAGCATCGAGACCGCAGCCACGGGCTACATCACATCCATCGATTACCCAGCCGTTGACGCATCCTCAGCCGATGCGCTCATGGTTTCCTTCACGGTACGGTGTCCGGCAATCACATACACCGACGTCGCATAGTTCGGGCGTGCGGTCATGGTGGGGCGTGACCGCGTGCCAACATTTAGCCCCACACAATTTTTACAAAGGAGACACCCCACATGTCTATTGAGTACACCGTTGACGATTCGAAGTTGACCATCGGCGATCTTATCAAACTACAGGCCGGCAAAGACGACCTGAGCGTTACCGTGTCCATCCTGCGCAAGTGCGTAGAAGTCAGCGAAGGCGAATTCGAGGATATCCCGGCGAAGCACTTTCCAAAGATTGTCAAAGCCGTGCTCGGTTCACTCTCGCCATCAATGGGAAACTAAAGAAGGCGCTTAGTGCCCACCTTTGGGTGGGCGAAGAAGCGCCAATGGAATACATACGGCTGATTATGTGTCGTGACGTGTACCACTGCACCCCGACGGAGCTTGAGGCGGTACCTTGGCGGACTATCCAAGAAGACCTAACCATGATTGCCGTAGAGCGCACGGTACGCACGCGAAGGAATAAGAAGTAATGGCCGAAGAGACGGTACTGATTCGCTTTAAGAGCGAAGACGACGCAAGCAAAGCAACCAAGGCCGTCAACGACGGGCTTGACGATGTGGTCACAAAGAGCGGCAAAGCGAGCTCTTCGTTTTCCGGCATGGGCACCATGATGACCGGCGTGCTCCAAGGCATTGGCCAAGGCATTGCCGGTATTGCTATGGATTTAGGCAAACAAGCGCTCGGTGCGGTCACCGACTTTGTCAGCGATGGCATCAAGGGAGCCGCGGAGTTTGATTCCGTATTCGCTCAGACCAAGGCGGTGGTAGCATCAACGGGCGAGGCGGCGGGATTGGCTGCGGAAGACATTGCAGAGATGGCGTCCTCGATGAGCGCCAGCGCTGGCGAGTCGTTGTTCTCTGACGATGCTATCCTTGGCGCCACTAACGTGCTTGCGACGTTCACCAACATCAAAGGGCAGAACTTCGGCAGTGCGACGCAATCCATCCTCGATATGTCGCAAGCGCTCGGGATGGATTTGGATAGCGCAGCAATGCAAGTCGGTAAGGCGTTGAACGACCCCGTTGCAGGCTTGGCAGCGCTGAGCCGAAGCGGCGTGCAGTTCACTGAAGAACAAGAAGCCATGATTAAGGCCATGGTCGAGGCGGGCAACGTTGCAGGTGCCCAAGAAGTCATGATGGCTGAACTGAATACCCAATTCGGTGGAAGCGCGGCGGCGGCGGTCGACACCTACGCAGGGCAACAAATCGTACTGCAAGAGAAAATGGCAGACGTACAAGAGACGCTCGGCGCTGCACTGATGCCCATCTTGATGGAATTCGGCACGTTCATGGCGGATACGGTGGTGCCCATCATTGCGGACGTTGTTGAATCGCTGTCTGGGTGGATTACTTCGATGCAAGAAACCGGCACCACGTCGGGCGTCTTTGATACGATCCGCAACGCCATCGCAGCGGTGCCGGGTATCCTCGAGCAATTGAGCCAAGGATTAGCGACGGTCGGCACGTTCTTGCAACCGTTAACCGATGCGTTCATGAACTGGGTCGGCGTCGTTGTTCCTGCGATTGTCTCGGCAGGCACTGCGATTGCTGAGTATCTTGGCAGCCCAGCGGTGCAGGGATATTTAGCAACGTTGCAAACCGCATTCACTGCGTTGGCTACGTTGATTATGGACGTGGTCGTATTGGCGTTTAATTTGTCGGCCATCGCATGGCAATATCTCAGTGACGCATTCACCATCGCATGGCCATACATCAAGACGGTGCTCGATACGTTCTATTCTTTGGCAACCATCGTTATGGGAGCGGTAACCGGGATTCTTACCGCATTGTCTCAGGTCGTCAAGGGCGATTTCTCCGGAGCCTTTGAGACGATGAAGACAACCGTCGGCACTGCGCTTGAAGACCTCTGGGAGTTCTTTAAGACGCTCGACAAAAACCTGCTGACGTTCTTTGACACCATCAAGCCTGAGGCTTTGAAACTTGGCACAAGCTTGATGCAAGGCATTGCTGACGGTATCACAAGCGGCGCAACGCTACTGAAAGATGCGGCGATGACCGCAGCAAAGGAAGCGTACCAAGCAATCAAAGACTTCTTCGGCATTTCGTCACCGTCGAAACTGATGCACGACATGGTCGGCATCAACGTGTCCAAAGGTATTGCAGGCGGTATCAAAGACGGCATACCCGAGGTGATTGGAGCATCCGAGCAGGCGGCAATGTCGGCGGCGCAGACGGTGAACAACTTTACTTTCAGCGCATCGTACGCAAACACACAAAGCGAGTCTTCGCTGATTAACGACGCACGCGCTTGGATGATGACGATGGGGGATGCGTAATGCAAGTAAAGTTCTTTCGTAGTTACACGTATACATTTAACGACCCTGAAGGATTCAATACTGTACCATTTCAAGGTTTATTTTTTGGTTTACCTGTTTACCTCACAGGTACGGTAAACTTTGGCATGTCTCCATTGCATCGCATCACGCAACGCGGCCCGTTCCAAGATGGCGACAGTGATATTGATTTTCGTCTAGACCCACGCATTATTTCATTGCCCATTGTTGTGCCTACGTCGTCAATAGATGACCATTTTACGTACCGCAACAAATTGCTCGATATTTTCAAGCCCGGCAACGACGTTGGACGGCTTGAAGTGTATTTTAGCAATGGCGGAACTGAAGTAACACGCTACATTGACGTTAAAGTTCTTGGTGGTCTCACAATGGACACCGACAGTAAAGACTTCAACATACGCGCGGTCATCCAATTACGCGCAGATAACCCTACATGGTACGACGAGTACGCATACGAAGCAACGCTGACAAGTCCTATCCTTGGTACACCAACGCCATACCCGAAACCGTACGAAGTGCCATACGGCTCCGCAGGAATTGGTGGTATCACCAATATTTTGTATGAAGGGACATGGATTTGTTATCCAGTATTGACTGCCGTTGGCCCGTTGACCGACTTAACCATCACTGACGCGCTTGGCCACGTGATTAGTTTTGACACGACAATACCCGCATCAACATTCGTAAGTATTGACCTAAAGTACGGCGCAAAGACGGTCATCGATCAGGACGGCGTCAATCGCTTTGCATGGCTCGACATCAACAGCGATTTAATTAACTGGGCTTTGTATCCTGCGCCGTATGTTTTTGAAGGGAACAACACTATTAGCGTATCGGCTACGGGCACAGATGGCGGCTCGAGTGTGTCAATCAATTGGATACCGCGTTTTATAGGAGTCTAAGCAATGGCAGAGCAATCTATTGGGTTTGCAACAGGCACAGGCGCATCGTTTGGCGATGGCAACGTTGGTGCAGGCTACGATACCGCGCGCATGATCGCCATGGAAACAAAGACGCTCAGCGATGGCGTGCTTCAGGTCGGCAACGACTTTGCAATGAGCGGTGTCGGTACTGCGACGTTGACGATCCAAGACGGCGCGGCGGTCGTCGGCGGTTATTTCTACGAGAACACTTCATCGTCAGCAATCAACATATCGACATTGGCAAACGCCACCTACAACGTCGTTATCTTCGTGAACAGCACGTCGGGACCGTTGACGGTGTCTCGGAGCGTCGCAGGTACGACCGTTGGAACGTACAGCGTGCGACTCGCAGTCGCTACGAACGCACAACTTACCGGTCGAGTCTATGTACAACTTGGCACCGTCCAAGTGGCTGGTGCCGTCATCGCTGCATCGGGCATCGTGCAATCATACGCAATGTATGGCACGACGTCTCAGTTGCCATATCAAGCATACGCAACGATGAGCGGCGGAACGGCGACAATCACCGCAGCCAATACCAACTACGATGTTGCCGGATACTCTTCACCGAGTACGACGTCAGACAATATCTTTAGCACCAACACCACGACGGGCGAAATC